TCTCACTCATGGCACGGGGTTTATTCGTTCATATTTAATGTTACACTTACGCTCCCTATAACCAAGAATAGTTAGGGAGCGTATTGGCTTCGCCAAAGCGTGTAACTGAACGAGGCTCGTTGAACCGTTTGTTCGAATGAATTCGAAGTCCTCCCAACTCGGCTCCGCCTGCACGTGGCGCACGATTGATTCAATCGTTGCGCACGTGTTCGGCTCTCTCGTGTTTTTTTTCCGGGATGGAGGTGATGTGCTAAGCGAGGTCAAGATGACCTACGTGACTTGCGCCATCTGTTCAACACCATCGCCCGATGCACTAACCATGCTTCGGTTCTGAGTTTCACATCCATTGTTCGAAGAGCTATTGCTTTCGCAGCTCTTGCGAGCTTCAAGTCTGAAGATCTCAATGCCTTCGGCGAGCGCCCTTTAGTCCGAGGGCCCCGAGTTTCGATTTCGATGTCATGCAATTGGCATGCAGCATCTAGTGAATTCATTGGCTGAACGCCATCCTTCAGACGACGAGTTACGTTCGTGCCAGGTCCACAATAATTGTAACCTGGAAGATGTTTCTCACGCGCATCATACGGTGGTATGTATTGCGCACCGGAAGTTTTCAGCAGAGACCTGTTGAACTTCCCCAAACAATCACCTGTTCCAAAATGCCCAGTTGATGCGATAGCAACAACCCGACGAGATACGCCAGGTTGTTTTGTTTGATGTGTTCGAAGATTGTAATCAACTTCGAAGTATCCACGGCAGTGTCGACTACTGCAGCTGCAGTATCTGGCGTTGCCATTTCAGATCGACTCCGCATGGATTCCTCGGTACTTACCAGGGGCAAGTTCTACGAGGACCGAATATACATCGTTAGCAACTGGTGATCTTATCTCGAACTCGAGAAGGCCACACATTGCAGTAAAGCCAGCCATTAAGGCACGTCCATCTACTAGAGTAGTATCTTGAACGACATTGGGCTTTGGCCCGTTTCCATCGGATCCCGGATAAAATCCGAGTGAATACGGTGGTGCATCATTGTCTGCTTCAAGCAGATCAACGACGTCATCAACGGTAGTACCGTAATCAAATACATTCACGAGTGGATCACTCGATGCAAGATTTGGAACTGATGGGTCAGTTGGTTGGACCGTAGCCCGGGATTCTCCGTAGGACTTGATTAACCCGACCGAGGACCAAGCGCCGGCAGCCCCAACGTGGCCACCTAGCATGTGGAGTTCGAACTCATCCGCTCCTGTAGTTCCGTCAGGCGAAACTAGTTTCGTATAATCCCATTCCCCCAGCAAAAAAGCATTTCCGCCATTATCTTTTGGAATTGCTTTAGCTGCGAGTTGACTGCTGCGTGTCATTGACACTTTGAAGTCACTCCAGGTTCCTGAAATGTCACCAGATGTTTGGCCGGTGGCCTCTCTGTTCATCTTGTTCCATGTTCGGAATGCGCGCTTCCATGCTTCCTGAGAAACCCAGGTGTTCATGATCGTCGCGACACTTACACGTCCGCCTGCAGATACCTGAGTCGCCGCCGGGTCAAACGAAGTAACCGACGGTGTGTTCGAAGACACGATTGTGATCTTCTTGACGTGGTAATCCTTACCTTGTCTGTATAGACGTCTGTTAGTTGCAGATACGTCTCTAGCCAAGTCAATATAATGCGAAGTCTCCGTATTCGGAGTTCCGCTGTTTGTCAATTCATATCGAAGATATCGATTTGCTGCTATCATTTTCTTTGAAGCCATAATGCTCGCCTAACCAACCGGTTGTGCGTCGCCTGTATAATGTCTTCGCAACTTCCGCCGGATTACGGAAGTCTTTGTTACTCTTAGTGACATAATTCGTCACTTTCGTCAAGTATTCTCCGATTCCACTGGAAGTGATCGGGTCTACTTGTATCGCTCGACTATCATTCGTGAACCGTTTTTCGGTCCACTCAGACAGCTGTTTCCTCATCGGTCTATCGACAGATTCAGTCCAGCACTTACGTATCTCACCATAATCCATTTTTTTCCAATGCATTATGAGATGCACGTGGGCATGCCAATTAGAGTTGTTCGAATTCTGAACAAGCTCTATTGTATAGAACCCACTAACGGGCCGTTGCCTTCTTTTCATTTTCAAACGCCAGGAACGAAACGCACGACGGATCTCTGCAAACTGAGTTTCCAAATCCGCGTGTCTGACGTCATACCAATCCCCTGGTAGGGTCAAGGTAACAAACCGGTAATTTGACTTACTCGGTTCAACGGTTGTTCGAACAAACGAAGCAACCTTATCTCGAAGTTTTCTCCTAGCTCTATGTTGACAAGCCCAACATCCACGACTACCACATCGTTCCGTGTGATAGATCGTTAGACCTGCTTGATTCACCTCAGGCCACCAGTGCTCAGAACTCTGGTGTTTGGCAAATGAAGTAGCCTTCATATTCTGCCATCGGTGCTTCAGTCTGTAATGACCAATCTCCTGGAGTTCCAGGAATCCCGCTATGCTCATTGACATTATATCACGCTTCGTTTGTAACAGGTTTCACAAGGCTGAACCAATCGTTCATCCCCACAATTAAAACAAAGCGTAATTTCACAACGGCACTCCTCAACTTCTGCCACAAGATGTGGCTTGTCACAACAAGTAAAGTTGGTTCGTTTAGTCTTCATATTGTTCACTATCCTCATTGAATTCAATGCATCGTTGACACTCATACGGATATTGACAATACTTGTTTGGAATTATTTTCCACCCCTGTCTTAGCAGCCATTCAGTTCCGTCGCCGTCCTTATGTGTCCAATATTCGCAAATGGTTTTCTCACTCATGGCACGGGGTTTATTCGTTCATATTTAATGTTACACTTACGCTCCCTATAACCAAGAATAGTTAGGGAGCGTATTGGCTTCGCCAAAGCGTGTAACTGAACGAGGCTCGTTGAACCGTTTGTTCGAATGAATTC